GTTCCAGAGGGCTGGTGCTCTTCAGGACGGATAGCAAATGAGTAGGAATATGCACCTTTTCCTGGAGAAACCCCAGAATGGTGCTGAAATGCTTGAACAGCACTAAAATAGCTGCCATATCTCTTATCCAAACGGTCCTGGCCATTAATCTGAATCCACTGATCAAATACAGGGTCTACGCTATAATCGAACTGTTTTAAATTAGGCTGGCCATTTGCAATTGCTTTTCTGCAGTCAGTTTTAAAAGATTGTTGAACCACCCATAGAAGTTCTTTTACGGGATGATTAAAGGTTAGGTCAATACGGTTGCTTGCACCACGAATACCCTTATCCTCGTTATATTGAGTCTGTTCAATTAGATACTCGTGGCTGGCCTGTGCCATACGACGACGCTCTTCTGTGTCCAGGTAAATGTAGTCAATATACAAGGCAGCCTGTATTGCCGAAGGAACGTTTGTATTGTTAACGTTTCCTGTAATAAATTCCGGGTCATTCCAGTGCACGTTAATCTTTACTTCGTGATACTGAAGAGCAATAAGAGGAAGAGCAGCTCCAGGATTACGAGTAAAAAAGAAGGGAAGAGGAATATAGAAAACGTTCATCTTTGCCTTACGACCCTCACCCGTGCATATTTGCTGATGTCGTAGAGTAACTGGACCATCTGCCTGATCATCGCATAACATCGTTGTCAGACTGGCCCTAGGTCCATCAGGAAGTGATAATCTGCTCCATAAAAACATGTACTCACCGTACAGGCGATCAATAACTTGTCCACCAACATCAATCTCGGCATACCTGATTAAATGGAAACCTAGAGCTTGATTAGTGTTATTCCATGTAAATCCGGATTTAGGAAGACACACCTCGACATAGGTTGAGTATAGGAGATCAGCATGGCGACCTACAAGAGCGGTCTGCTTAGTGCCCCATGCAATCTGTCCACTAAAGTTAATGCGAAAAGGCTCCATGGCAAAGTTAGTATGGCGCTTGAAAAGACCCTTCCAAAAGGTAATCTGAGGGTTCCCTGAAATATATGCATCCTGAGCTCCATAAGCAACGAGTTGAAGTAAACCGCCACCCATTTGTCTTTATATGTTAGTTATACTCATTTTTTCTAACGACGACGGCTGGAGCGACGACGACGAGTCTTACGACGACGCTTTCCTCCGGCAACATCGCTTGCACCCGTTTCTGTGCCAGTAGTACCTGTAGAAGCAGAACTTCCTTCTAGGGACACAGTCTCAAAGTCACCACTAGCATTTACTGCCTTTTCAGTGTGAGACTCCTCATCAGAATCACCACCACCCTTCTTGGCCTTGTGCCAGGTCTTCTTGGCAGCTAAGATAACCTGCTTGAGACCCATACCTTTCTTATAAGTGCCAGAAGCCTTCATTTTTTTCATAGTCTTCTTGATGTGAACTAACCACTTGTTTGCCATTTTATTGAATAACGCAGATAATTAGTTTAGATAACAATTGACTTTTCACCAGTGACAGGATTTGAATCATAAATAGGAGAATTGTGAGCCATAGGTTGGAATGATTGAGCAGGGTCGGGCAACACAGGTGTCTTTGCTTCAACAGGCTTGTATCGCAATACCTCGGGCTTCAATATAACACTACCTTGCTGAAACTGGCCAATGTACAGTTCCATCATGGAATCTAAAGACCCGTAATTCATCAAATTCCACTGGCATCCATAGGAGAATAGTATAGTTGGATTACTGTTCTTCAAATCTGGAACTGGGTCAGGAACAACCATACCTATTGTTGTGCGATTCGAATTAATTAATTCATCATGATCGTAAGGTTGGGATGCTTGCATATAAGTTAATCTACGCAGATTAGATGTATCCCAAGATAAGTTTACAAGTTCTTCCATGTTAGTACCCTTAATTTTACCACCCGATACCACAATCAGTTTACCAGATACGGCATGGACGGGTTCCTGGGCTAAGTTTTTACGATTGTATGCATACTCAGGACCCAGCATAAACCTTTGACAGGTATCCTTTAATATCTGAGCAGAAGCATCCAAGACATTACGCTTATCAGTATGAAATACCAGGCTTAGAATGAATGGGTCGCTTGAAAGAACGCCTTCAAAAGCAGAGTTAGATACTGCTACACAACATTCTTCAAAATCTACCGAGTTATACGCATAATCATAACCTAACTTTTCATTCTTTAAGCCAACGACTGGCTTGTCATTATCTCCAGCATAAATATCTAATTCAATTAGACGAGCTCCAGCTTTAATTGCAAGTGGGATGATATCGCTTGAAATGTAATCATTAGTTTGTGAACCTGGGAATACAGAAAATCCAGAAGATGCAATATAGTAATCACATAAACGAGTATTATCTTGATTAGAAACTCCAAGTGGAGCTAATGCTGTTACTTTGCCGTATGTGCCAAATGTTGTATTTGCTAGGAGTTTTACAGTTGCTGGATTTCCTCTAACAGCAGTAAAAAGCCATATTACAAGCATTGTAATCAATCCTACGCCAATTACAAGGACTGTTAAATAACCACTATTTTCTTTGAAATATTGAATAGTTGCATCCATCTTATTATTTATTGAACTCTAAAAAGAAGCCTGCGAAATACATTGATGACATCGTCTGGGATTTTGTGATCCATTGGAATATCATTTAGGCAAGCATAGTGAAAATACAAGCAATATATCCCACACTCAGAGTCTTTGAACTGATGTCTGGTTGTATTATATGTTGTCAACATGGGCTTGTCGTGGACTCCAGTTGTTTCCCACTCTTCTTTCCAACGCTTCATTAAACGCTGAACTTCTTTTTCTGGTTTTTGAGAATATGAATCAAAATATGTGATACGTGGCTGTTCGAGTTCGGGGCTGATATCACAAAATAAGGCAATCCAATGCTCTCCAGGACCAGTATGAACATCAGTATTAAAGATAATTCCAATCTGTGTTTTTCCTTTGCGATAAAGACTCTTAATACTGATAGAACATAGAGCATCTACCAGACACTTACCCGTTGGCGATTTCAAATCAAAATCAATTGGAATACAACCAAGAAAAACATAATTTTTAAATAGTTTTTCGTATTCCTTTTCTGCTCGTTCAATTTCAATAGATGATAACCATTCAGTAGGATTTGTAATCCAGGCATCTGGTGCTTTAGGACGATTCATCATGTGTGAAATGATGCATTCTGCTCTGCCTGACTGGCATTTAGAATGAAATCTTTCTTGTAATTTTTCCCAGATTTCTTCAGGAGTTCCATCGGATATAGGAGCTTCGTGAGAGTGCTCAGAGTTATAGACTGTTCTTAAGTGTTTTATTTCCTCTGGACCAAACATTTGTATTTAAAACGGATTCTTAATTTACAAAAAAAGAGATGTCAGGACTGTAATGGTTCTATCAAGATGATTAAAAGGAATTACTTCAAGGTTCTTCTAGTATGGGCGTGGGAACCCTGCTAGAATGGAAAGCTGTAAGGAGAGTTGATAGATCGGTGGAATTGTTATGCCCAGTACATGTATGTCCGCAAAAACGGATTTTTTCTGTTGAGTCGTAGTTAAGGATAACAAAATGGCCGCACAACCCAATGCCGAGATCCTCCAGGGTCTGCGCGAGGAGATGCGGAACTATACGCAAGTCGACAATCGACTTCGCGAGCTCAACAAGCAGTCCCATGCATTACGCGAACAGCGTACTCTAGTTGCGGATCGAATTACGACAATCATCCAGGACCCTGTATTTGCAACCGTTCAACGGCTGCAGACCGCAGATGGAAGCGCGGCATTCAGAGTGATCAGACCCGACGAAGGGTTTAAGCCATGGTCCCTGTCAAAGGGAATGTTGATGGAATACCTCAACCAGCACCTAGGTCCCGAGCGGGGCCCAGTGTGCTACAGGTACATACACGACACACACCAAGCCACGCTCAAGAACACCGAATACGGCATCCAGCGCGTTGACCGCGAGTAATATCATACGGAGACATTGTCTCCATTTTTTCTCCCTCTGGTCACGAAAACGGACTTTCTTGGAAACTTCATATAATGATCAAAGCAATGGAAGCAATATACAATCCATTCAACCCTCGAAATCGTATGTTTACCCAGAAGGATATACATGCGATTTTGCGTAAGCACGAGTGTTCATACACTGTAAAAAACATTCAAATCTTTCAGAACGCAATGGTTCACTCATCTTACGTCAAACGAACAGAATATACAACTCCTCAAGGAGATGTTGCTCAGCTAGCACCTCGTCCACAAGATTGCATTGAACTATTTCCAGAATCCTATGAACGTCTAGAACATCTTGGAGATTCAATCCTGGGCGCTGCTACAGCTACTTATCTTTCTATTCGATTTCCAGAACAACAAGAAGGATTTCTTACTAATCTGCGTAAAGAAATTGTCTGCAATAATATGCTTGGCGAACTAACTCGTAAAATTAAACTTAACGAATTTTACATCATTTCAAAGCACAATGAAGATGCTTGTAATGGTCGTTACAATGTGAAAAAACTTGGAGACATTTTGGAAGCATTTATTGGTGCATTGTGGACTGATTGCGGATATAACTTCCAGGTTGTATATCCATTTGTAGTATCACTTATTGAAACGTATATTGACATTCCAGGAATCTTGAGAAATGATACAAACTTCAAAGATCAATTACAGAAATATTGTCAAACAACATTTCATTATACCCCAACGTATGTTATGATATCATCAAATAATGGTTACTTGATGGCAGCAGTTGATGGGAAGGGTAAACACATTGGTTCAGGAACAGGAACAACTAAAAAGCAAGGAGAACAAATGGCTGCTCAAGATGCATTGACTAAACTGAAAAATGGAATTTAATTGTATAGAATTATAGTATTTATTGACATCATGGGCTGCACTTACAGCCTTGAAGACAGAATTACTGCCCAGCATCGCCGCATAGCTTGGCTGGAGTCTGGCCTTCCGCGAGGAACCATTGCCAATGCTGGCAGTTTGTTTGCAGCAGACTATGACCGCCTGATAGCAGCGCACAGAGAGCTCAGCCGACTCGAAAAGTTGCGTCCAGTTCCTTTGCCACACAGAGAGTTGAGCGACTAGCTTACTCTCCTTTTTTCTCAAAATGGAATGTTTAGTTATAGAATATTAGTTTGTAATGACTGCAATGAACTCCGACGAGCGCCTTGCAGCTGCACGCGCAGCAAAGTATGGCGTAACCTACAGCTCTCTTGAGCTATGGGCAAGCTCTCAGGACCTTTCAGGGCCAGACGAGGAGGTCAAGAAAATGATCTCCGCCCAGTTTGGCTTTGCTGACGACGAGAAAATCCACCCGTCCAGGGTCATCAAGCTGCCCGACCCAAGAGTTGAGGCAATGCTTCGGAGCCAGGGACACATTGTATACGCAGATATGCCCATGG